CTCTGGTGCGGCAAATGTAAGTGATGCTAATAATAAAATCATATCTTTGTCTATCTCGTCACCATTTGCTCGATCCGACCCAGAGACCCTTTCATGTACTCGATGTCCTTTTCGATACCGATTATTTGTCTCGCGTTGTCGTCCGAGCCTTGGAGCTTTTTTTCCAAGGTTTCGATAACCTCCTCTGCGTCTCCAAGATCATTTCTCAGTTCAGCAACTTCCACGTTCATATTCCATACCCATCCGGCAAGAGGAATGACAAGCATCCCAAGTCCCATCTGAATTACTTTCCATACGTCGTCTTTTGTTAATGTCGCCATTATTCGTCCTCCTCATCGTAGTTGGGTTTATACATATCAGCGACTTTTTGATATCTGTCATAAAATTCTTTAGCAGGGTCTGGATGTGTTCGTCCCCTTTCTACCTCTCTTTTTTCAAACCTGTCTAGTTCAGTGAAGTAGTCTTCGAGGGCATCCAAATTAGCGTCACCATCTAGTCCAAGACTGTTTGCGTGGACTCCGTGCTTATTTGCTAACTTTTCCACTTCTCCAACTTCTTGATATCGCATGTAATCATCAAAGTATGTTGAACCACCAAGAGCGTCAAGCATAACTTTAGCCATCTCGATATATTCCGGATCGCCTGAGTCAATAAGGCTGTGAATCTTTCTTATCTGATCATCTGTAGCAAAATAATCATAGTCTGGAGCAATCCTTACTTCGTTGAGAACTTCAACGATAAATTGTTTTAATTTTGATTCTGTTAATGTAGCCATTAGCGTTGTCTCCTTTTGTGTTGGCGCTCGGCAGCGGCTTTTGCGTTAAAAAATCTATCCATGTGAGTGTTAAATGTTCCGGAGCTTGTTATCACATCAGCGAGGGATTCAAAATTCCCATCCGCGAGGTCAGGGTGCATTTCAGTTGCTTTTTGATCGGCCATTCTAAAAGCGTCAGTCATTGCGTCGGCTGCTTCTTGACTGTCTGTAAGGCCGGCTGCTTTTGTCCCTAGTTTTTCTAAATCTCCAACTTTTTGATATTCAAGATAGTTGTCAACGTAGTTTGGATCTCCACCAGCACCATCAATTAAAGACTGAGCCATATTCATAAATGATTCATCACCTGAATCTATAAGCTGATGGACCTTTTCAAGTTGTTCAGGCGTAACATTGCCGGGTGAAGGCAGTGTTCTTACTTCTTTCAACATATCTTCAGGTCTTGGGTTTCTGGTTCTGTAATACCTATCCATCATGGCTTCATATGGTGAAATTGTGATTTCTCCGTAGGGTGAGTCATACCGCGCTGTCTCATAGCCTGGTTTAGCTGCTTTAGAGGCAGCCAACTTATATGCCTCTGCGTCGGTTGCCAAAACGTCTTCTTCGGAAAAGCCGGGCTTAAGTGGTCTACGGCTCAAATATTCTGCTGGTTCATACATGTCGGCTACTTGGTTTCCTAGTTTCTCTAAGTCTCCAACTTCTTGGATGTATGCTACGTATTGATCAACATAGTTTGGATCTCCTCCTTTCCCATCAATAATTGATCTAGCCATATTCATATATGATTCTTGACCCGAGTTTATGAGTTCGTGAATCTTAGCTAGTTCCTTCGTGGAGAGAGCCGAAGGGGGTTCAGGCGCAACCCTCACTTCATTAAGAACTTCAACGATTAGTTTCTTTAACTTTGCTTCTGTAAGTTTCATTAGTAATTCCGTCCTCGAGATTTATCTTTTACTATAGGTTTTTTCTTTTGGGGAAATAGAAACGTGTCCCTACTCCATCTAGAGTCCGTCGGTTCTCTGTTGTGGATATATCTATCTTTCATTTGCCAGTATGCATCTCCTCTACGCCCATAAAGAGGATCGCGCTCTTTATCTCCGTGGTGACGTGGCTCACCCTCTGGGTATGTTCTGGCAAATTTTTTGTCTATTAATGCTTCTGCCTCGGCATCAATGGCACGTTTTTGTGCCTCTGCTTCTCTTGGGTCCATCCCTTGTTTAGCTCCTTTGTATATTGTTCCTTTAGGATCGCTTGAATATGTGTAATAATCATACAATTCGGCATGCTTATTGCCAAGTTTTTCTAAATCTCCAGTCGTTTCGTATTCAATATAGTTCTCGACATAGTTAGGATCGCCACCAAAACCATCAATAAGGGACTGAGCCATATTCATATTCTCTTCATTGCCTGATAAAATCAATTCATGAATTTTGTCAAGTTGTTCTGGTGTTAGTGCTTCAGGTGGTGTGGGACGAACTCTTATTTCGTTAAGGACTTCAACAATAAGTTCTTTTAATTTTGATTCTGTTAGTTTCATGGGGGGCTCTCCTTACCACTTCTTGCAAGACCAATATCTTGCTTTTGTTTTTGGACCCGGATTGTCGCAATTGTGTCTTGCTCTGAAAGACTTACGTCGTTTGGGATTTGATTTCTTGATCTTCATGTTTGGATCTCCGAAGTTCACCTTCTTGACGTTTCCGGTCTTTGGATCCTTTACATATACTTTGAACTTCTTGACATCACCGCGCATTGGCTTGTTAAGAGTAACCTTGCGCCCTTGATACTCGGCTTCGCCCATCAGATCAGGGCAACCGCACGAGGCTTCTTGAAGCTGTTCGAACAAGCATGCTCCGCATGCGTTACCGCCTTCTTCAAGGGTTGCGTCTTCAAACAGAG